CTTCTCGCGTCCTGCAAGGGTTATCTGGACGGCATCGCCCAAGCCTGGGGCATCAACGATAGCGTTTTCGACCCGCGCGTTCAGATTGGCGAGCCCATCAAAGGCGGCAAGATCGTGGTGACGTTGGGATGAGCTATATCTATTTTATTGAGTGCCGGGGCGCGCACACGATCAAGATCGGATATACGTCGAGCAACCCCTTATCGCGCCTATCTTCCATGCAGACAGGATGCCCGTATGAATTGAGGCTCCTGTTTTACGTAGAAGGGACTCTTAGCGAGGAAAAGGCGCTCCACGAGCTTTTTGCTCCGCTTCTTCTTCGCGGGGAATGGTTTTCCGACGAATTGAAGCTCGCCGATTTGACCGGCTGGTGCGTGGCCGATGTCCCGTTCGGTTCCTTGATCCCAAGGCCATCATTTATGGAGGCGCTTCGCCACACTATTTGGAACAAGAAGCCGGCCTATCCTGGCGACAACGAGGCGCTGTACGGGATGAGCGCCGATATAGACGTTCTAGTGGGCAACTGGCCCGAGGCCGTGATGCCATGAGGCCCGCGAGCGATGTCATGCGCGATCTAGCGCTCTCCGGCCTAACAGTCGACCAGCTCGCGCTTGTCATGGAGCTTTCTGCTAGCTTGGGCGGAGAGGTTCGCCGCGATCCCGTAGCCGAAAAGCGCCGTGCATATGACCGTGAGCGCAAGCGGAAATCCACCGGAATTCCACCGGAGTCCACGGAATTGGTTTCCCCCAAAGAATATATATCAAACCCCCATCCAGTTACCCCATCAGCTAAAGCTGATACCCCCCTTAACGATTTTCCAACTCGGGTTGTCGAAGGCTGGAACACCGAAACCGCTGGCACACCCCTGCCGAAAGCCAGACCACTCACCCCAGACCGCCGGAAGCACCTTGCCGCCAGGGTCAAGGAACACGGCGAAGACGCGGTTTTCGTGGCAATCCGCAACATGGCCGCCAGCGAATTTCACTCCGGGAAGTCTGGAAAATGGACCGAGGGCAATCTCGGTTGGCTACTGAAAAGCCCTGAAAACTTTACGAAAATGCTGGAGCGCAGTGCGCCGCCTGCTGCCAAGCAACCCGTGCCGGTCGAGCAAACAATCCAAGCACGGCAGGACCAGGCCAGGATTTACCGCCGCATGGGCCGGGAGAACGAGGCTGACGCGCTGGACCGGGAAACCGAGCGCATCCGCAAAGCCGCAGGAATAGGCGAGATATTGCACCGCATCACCCCGCCTAACCAAGCCTCTGACCACGGTTCGCATTAAGGAGGAAAATCATGGAAGAACTCGTAATTCGCATCGTTAAAATCAAGAACGGCTTCACGGTCTACGGTGACGTCAACAAAGGATATCACCATGCCCGTACCGAGGTGACGTTTTTCGAAGATCTTAACGGCGTAGAGTCTGAGATCACGACAATCCTGCTTAACGCTGAGAAAATGGCGGATGATATCGATACTACGAAAGACCCGACCGACTTTTGACCCCGCCTAACCCAACCCCGCAAGCAGAAGGAATGAGATGATGGAGTTCGCGAAATGGATGGGGGTGAATGTGGCGCTCGGCATAGCCGGCGTGATCGCGTTCGCGATGATCGTCGATTTTATCTGCTGGGGCATTCCGCCGGTTTGGGATTGGCCGCCAGAGGCGCGTGTGGTTAGCGTTGCGGGTGCCATGGTCATATCGATGTTTGCAGCGATGGCCCGCTCATGACCCACAAAGACACCACGATGCTGGAGCGCTTGGCGCGCACTCTTGAGCCTAGAGCATGGGCGGCTCTCGATTTTGGCGATACGCTTGCGTTCAAGAACAGGCGAACATCTTCGCTTCGGAAGGCCCGCGCCATCCTGAACGAGCTGAAACAGCCCAGCGAGGGGATGGTGGAGGCTGGGCGCAGTGCCGATGTTTGGACGTATGGAGGCAAGCAATACGCATCCGCTGAAGAGCATTGGCGCGCAATGATCGACCACGTCCTGAATGAAGGGGAGGGGGCCAACAATGGATAGTGAAGTTGCGGCAGCGAACGCGATCTCTTGGCGATTACGAAAATGGATATGAGATGAAATGACCGTTGTGGCTAAAGGATTGCCCAGGGGGCGGCCACCATTGAAACGCGCTGCTATTCTGACATATTGGCGCGATCACGGCCCTTGCTCGATCGGACAGCTTTGCCGTGCCACCAACACCGAGCGCTCGCGCCTCAAGCGCATATTGCGCGACCTCGTCAAAAAAAATGAGATCGTCGAATTTAGCCCCCTCCCCATGATCGATATTGCTGCGTAATTAGCTTGCCCCATGAGCGGGAAGACATCAGCCGCAGAGAATGAAATAGGACGGCCGTCAGCATATCGGGATGAATATGTTGAGCAGGCGGCGAAGCTTTGTGCGCTTGGGGCAACCGATGATGAAATGGCCGATTTCTTCGGCGTGCATCGGGCAACCCTATACCGTTGGAAGCTCGAACACTCTGACTTTTGCGACGCCATAAGGTCAGCAAAGGAAATTGCGGACGAACGCGTTGAGCGTAGCCTGTACCAGAAAGCTACCGGATACGATGTCACCGAAGAGCAGGCGGTCAAGCTTAAGGTTGAGCAGTACGAGGAAAAGGTTGAGGTCGTCGAGATACGGAAGCACATTCCGGCCGACACGACCGCAGCTATCTTCTGGCTCAAAAATCGACGCTCACAAAATTGGCGCGACAAAACCGAACACGAGCATTCTGCGGTCGGCGTTCTTGCCGATGTGATTGCAGAACGCCGGAAGCGTGTCGTTGAACTGGTCGAGCTTCCCAATGGCCAGTAAGCCGCAAGATCCACAGATCATGCTCGCCGAGGACATCGCAGACTTCACGCATGATCCCTTGGGCTATGCGATGTACGCTTTCCCCTGGGGCGAGAGCGGCCATCTGTCGGACGTTGAAGGCCCGCGCAGCTGGCAATGCGACACGCTTGAGGATATTCGCGAGCATCTGGAAAATCCAGCCCGTCGCCATACGCCGCTGCTGATCGCACGCGCTTCTGGGCACGGCATCGGCAAGAGCGCACTGATCGCCATGATCGCTTGCTGGGCGTTGGACACGTGCGAAGATACACGCGTCGTCATTACGGCCAACACCGAACAGCAGCTTCGCACCAAGACGTGGCCCGAGGTTCTGAAATGGCGCGGTATGTCGATCACGAAGGGATGGTGGAAACCGACCAAGACCGCGATCTTCTCCGCCTTCCCTGGCCATGATGAAAACTGGCGAATGGATGCCGTAACATGGTCCGAGAATAACACTGAGGCGTTTGCTGGCTTGCACAACAGGGGCAAGCGCATTGTTTGCATCTTCGATGAAAGCTCGAACATTGCAGAAAAGGTGTGGGAGGTCACGGAAGGCGCGCTGACCGACGAAGGCACAGAGATCCTCTGGATCGCATTCGGCAACCCGACGCGTAACACTGGCCGCTTTCGCGAATGTTTCGGCAAGCTTCGTCATTTATGGGGCACGCGCAAGATCGACAGCCGCACGGTTGAGGGCACGAATAAGCAGTTCCTGCAACAACTCGTCGACACCTACGGCGAGGAGAGCGATATCGTGAAGGTGCGCGTTCGCGGTGAATTCCCGTCTGCATCATCGCTGCAATTTATTCCGTCGCATCTCGTGGAAGGCGCCAGTAAGCGGGAAATTCCGGCCATTGACCATAACGAGCCGCTGGTGATTGGGGTCGACGTTGCCCGTTTCGGTGATGACGACAGCGTGATCCGCTTCCGCCGTGGCCGCGATGCCAGGACCATTCCTCCTATCCGCATGAGTCAGGTTGATACGATGCAGCTCGCCGCCCGAGTGCTTGAGCAGCATCGCAAATGGGGCGCGGCGATGATTTGCGTGGATGAAGGCGGCGTTGGCGGGGGGGTGGTCGATCGTTTGAGGATGATGGGGGCGCCTGTTGTCGGCGTCCCTTTCGGCGGCAAGCCGTTGGGCCATGTCAAATTGGCCAACGGCGAGAAGGTGCTGAACCGCCGCGCTGAGATGTGGGCGGTCATGCGCGAATGGCTGACAGGCGGCGCGATCGACGACGACGACAGGCTGCACGATGATCTGATCGGCGTGGAATACGGCTTCAACGTGAATGATGAAATCGCGCTTGAGCGCAAGGAGCACATGAAGAAGCGCGGGCTTGCTTCTCCCGATGACGGCGACGCGCTGGCGTTGACGTTCGCCGCCCCGGTCATGGCGCAGACATTCGAGAATGAATGGGACGATTTTCGAGATGATGGCCGCAGCACGGTTGGGGGATATTGATGGGCGACTTATCCATCCACGACATATTGCGCGCGCACAACCTGCTCGATGAGCTTGAGGGCAACGACATCACGCGCATCGGCAGCCAGTGTCTTGAGGAGTTTGAGTATGATCTGGCATCGCGCAACAACTCGATCGAGGAAGGTCGAGGCTGGGAGGCGCGTTACGATCGCTATCTCGACATCGCCATGCAGGTCCGCGAGGCGAAGAATTTTCCTTGGGCGGGGGCCGCGAACGTCAAGTTCCCGTTGCTGACAACGGCCAGCATCCAATTCCAGGCCCGATCTTATCCTGTGATCGTGGATGGTTCCAATCTGGTGAAGGGCCGTGTGCTTGGCCCGGATCCTGACGGACATAAACACGCGCGCGCCGAGCGCATCGGCGATCATATGACCTGGCAACTGCTGTACGACACGCCAGGCTGGGAAGAGGACACCGATCGCCTGCTGTTGATGCTGCCGATCGTGGGATGCGTCTTCCGCAAGACCTATTACGACCTGGTTCAGCGCAAGAACATCTCGCGCATGGTCCCGGCCAAGGACTTTGTGATCAACTATTGGGCGACATCGCTTGAGTCGGCCCCGCGCTTCACGCAAATCCTGAGATTTTACCCGCACGAAATCCAGGAGAAGTTCCGCACGAAGCAATGGCGCAAGGTGAGTATCCCGGAGGCAGAGAGCGACCGCGATCAGTCTTCAACGGCCCCGATCGAGTTTCTGGAGCAGCATTGCCGGCTTGATCTGGACGGCGACGAGTACCCCGAACCCTACGTGGTAACGATGGTGCGCGAGAGCGGCGAGGTCGTCCGACTTGAGCCATGCTTCGACCCGACCACGGTTACGATGTCCAGCAAGGAAGTCGTCAGGATCGAGCCGAAGCGCTACTTCACGAAATACGGCTTCATCCCATCGCCCGATGGCGGCTTCTACGATATCGGGTTCGGTTCGTTGCTCGACGATATCACGGCGACGGTCGACACGACATTGAACCAGTTGTTGGATGCTGGCGCGCTCCAGAATGCGCAGGGCGGCTTCCTCGGCTCCGGTGTCAGCCTCAAATCGGGCGATTTGCGCTTCAGGCTGGGCGAATGGAAGCGCATGGACGTGTCCGGCGGGTCATTGCGTGACAATATCGTTCCGCTGTCGCTTCCCGGCCCCTCGCAGGTGCTGTTCAACCTGCTGGAGATGCTGATCAGCGCCGCGAAGGAGATCACGAGCGTCCAGGATGTGCTGACGGGCGCCGGTCAGGGGCTCAACACGCCGGCTACGACGGTCCTCGCGCAGATCGAGCAGGCCACGAAGGTCATGACCGGCATTTTCAAGCGCATCCACCGCTCTTTCGGGCAGGAATTGCGGATATTGTTCGACTTGAACCGTGATTTTCTCGACGAAAAAGCCTATTACGCGCTCAGCGACACGCCGGGTGTCATTGGTCGGAAAGACTATCAGGATCAGGACATCGATGTTGTCCCTGTGTCCGATCCGACGATGGTCAACGATGCGCAAAAGGCTGTGCGGGCTCAGGTTCTCCAGGGCTTCATCAACGATCCGCTGACGAACCAGCTCGAATTGCGTCGCCGCATTTTCGAAGGAACGGGGCAGACCAATATCGACGAGCTACTAAAGGTCGATCCGCCGCCGCCCGACCCCAAGATGGTTCATGATGCGGCCAAGCTCGCCAATGATCGCGATGAGACGAAGGCGCGGATACGGCAGCTTAATGCGTCCGGGTCTGCGTCGCTGATGACGGCGGCTCAGACTGCTTTCACGATGAATGCGCTGACCGATGCAAGCTCGCTTGCGGCAGCATCCGTCAAGCTTGGAACCGATGCTGCTGACATGGAGGACGATGGTGCGCCAGCTATGCAACCCGGAGGCGCTGGAGGCATGGCGCCGCAACCCGGTGACGGAGGAATTCCTGCAATACCTCAAGGACCGCCGGGAGAAGATGCAGGAGCTATGGGGCCGGGGCCAGTTGATGGATCCGTCATGCCAAACGGAGGCGGCGGTCCTGGGCTCGCTCCAGTACCTCAAGCCGGATGATGTGAAGCAATTCTATGGGGAAGATGATGCAGACTAACACGTCGGGGATGGTTCCGGTCGACCTCAAGATGCTGGTCAAGGTCGATCCGCCGGAAACGAGAACGGCTGGCGGGATCATCATGCCCGAGTCATCGCTCGAAAAGCAGAAATATGCCGCACAGAAGGCAACGATCATCGCGATTGGCAAATCCTGCTTCGCTGAATGGATCGAGAAGCTGAACGAGGGCGAGCGCGTGCTGATCGCGCAATATTCCGGGGCGCTGCTGAAGGGCGCGGACGGCGAGGATTATCGGATCATCCGTGATGAGGATGTCATAGCAAGGCTGGAGGAATAGCCATGGCAACGGCAGTCGAAGACGTCGGTCAGATCGAAGATCAGGCACGGCAAGCCGAACCAGAGATCGATTACGAGAAGGAGGCGCGCAAGATCGGCTGGAAATCGGCCGAGGAGTTCGGCGGCGATCCTACCAAGCATGTCGACGCCAAGACCTATTATGATCGCGGTCAGGAGCTGATGCCGGTTCTACGGGCTCAGAACCAGACATTGCTCAAGCGATTGGAGAAGATGGAGAAGGAGATGGCAAAATCTGCCGAATTCTTCTCACAAGGCGAGCAGCGCGCTTATGAACGGGCTTTGGCTGAAATCCGCGCCGAACAGCGGGCGGCGGTTGAAACCGGAGACGTCGAGGCCCACGACAGAGCGTCCGAAAAGCTCGATAAACTTGAAAAACCATCCAAGCCGCAGGTGGCGAACGACGACATGGCGCTTGCCGAGCAGCGCGCCGAGGAATTCGCCGATTGGCGGCGCGAGAACAAGTGGTTCGACGATAACCGCGCCATGCAGGACTATGCGACGGCTCAGGCCGATATTCTTTTCAAGCGCAAGGGCGGTTTTATCGATCGATCCGATCTGGATGCGATTACGGACAAGGTGAAGGCCAAGTTCGCGGAGGAGTTCGAGGCGGAAAAGCCGAAGCCCCGCAATCCGGTGGACGGTGGCGGCATCGCAAGGGCTCCAAGGGGCGGCAAGACCTACGCCGACCTCCCCCCCGAGGCAAAGCAGATGTGCGACAAATGGCTCAAGAACGGCGTCATCAAGAGCCGTGAAGACTATGTGAAATCATATCAGTTCTGAAGGATCGAGAGATGGATGAACCAGTCAGACGCGGGCGCCCTCGCCGGACCATCGCACCGCAGAATCCAGAGCCGGCAATGGAAAAACCGGAGGAAACCGCGCCCGTAGCGGCAAACGGACGCCGCCGTCGCCCATCGGTGGGAGGCCACGCCGCCAAGCTGTCCGCCCCCACGCGTCCGGGCTATGTCCGGCGCTGGTTCAATGACGATAAGAACAGACTTGCGGACGCCGAAGAACTAGGTTACGATCACGTCACTGAGCAAGGCATCAAGTCAACCGATGCCGGTTCGCGCGTTTCACGCCTCGTAGGCACCAAGGCGAGCGGCGAACCTCTCCGAGCCTATCTCATGGAAACCCCCGACGAGCTATATGCCCAGGGTTCAGCGGAGAAAGAGGCGCACAATCGGCAGATAGATGATGCGATCATCGCCGGGCGTGATTCAACAGGCCAGATGGTTTCTGAAACCTATGGTCATGGTTCAATCAAGTCCGATCGCTGAGGTCCACTGATCCGGCACCTGCGATCGAAGCGCAAAGGGTGCCATCATGGCGAATGTCAATGCACCGAAGGGGCTGATCCCGGTTCGCGGGGTTAACGGTCAATATGTGACGGGCGCCCTTCGTTCCTATGTTCATGACAGCGGCGATTCGACCGCTATTTTCATCGGCGATCCGGTCAAACTGACGGGCGGTTCATCCATCGTCAACGGCGCCGTGATGCCGAACGTCATCCAGGCCGCTACCGGCGACGTGATTGTCGGTGTGGTGGTCGGTGTTCTGCCCGATGTGGCGACGAGCACGATCTACTGCGCGGCGTCGACCACGCGGGTGCTTCTGGTCGATGACGATCCCAACACGCTCTATGAGATCCAGCAGGTTACCGGCGGTACGCCGCTGACCGCGAACGACATTGGCCTGAATGCCAATTTCGTGGTCGGTTCCGGCTCGACCTATACGGGCTATTCCGGGGTCACGCTCAACAACGCGACCGAGGCGACGACCAACACCCTCGATCTCAAGATCGTCGGCATGGCCAATCGTGCCGACAATGATCCGGGCTCGTCGGTCAGTTCGGGCTCCGATGCCAGCGTGTTCCACGTCCGCATCAATCGCCATCAATATGTCAATCAGGTAGCGGGGGTCTAGGGCCATGAGCACGATCACAACCGGGCAAATCGCCAAGCTGCTCTGGCCGGGGCTTAATGCACGCTGGGGCACGAAATACAACGAATACGCCATGGAATGGAAAGACCTTGTGGACGTGGAAACGTCGGACAAGGCCTATGAGGAAGATCAGGAGATGACCGGCTTCGGTCTCGCCCCGATCAAGGCGCATGGCGCATCCATCGTCTATGATACCGCATCCCAGGGCATCACGTCGCGTTACACGCATCTTGCCTACGCGCTCGGCTTCATCATCACCCATGAGGCGATCCAGGACAATCTTTACGAGAAGATCGGCATGCAGCGGACGGGCAGCCTTGCCTTTTCGATGCGGCAGACCAAGGAGAATGTTGTCGCGAACATGTATAATCGCGCCTTCAACAGCTCCTATCTTGGCGCTGATGGTGCGGTGTTGCTTTCGACGGCGCATCCCAGCCTTTCGGGCAACCAGTCGAACACTCTCGCGGTGGCGGCGGATCTGTCTGAGGCCTCGCTTGAGGATATGTGTATCCTGATCGGCAAGATGACCAATTCGCGCGGCATGAAGATTTCGGTGCAGCCGCGTTCGTTGATCGTGCCGATCGACCTTGAGTTCGAGGCGGCGCGCATCCTGAAGTCGACCAGCCAGAGCGGGACCGCGAACAACGATATCAACGCGCTGCGTTCGATGGGCATGTTCCCGGACGGCATCAAGGTCAACCATTACCTGACCGACACGGATGCCTTCTTCATCCGCACCAATGTCGATGATGGCCTCAAGCTGTTCCAGCGTGAGGCGGCTTCGTTCGCTCAGGACGAGGACTTTGACACGTCGAACATCAAATACAAGGCATATGAGCGCTATTCGACCGGCTGGTCCGATTGGCGCGGGCTGGCGGGTTCGCCCGGCGCCTGATGATTTGTTTCCCCTGAGCGCCGGGAAACCGGCGTTCGGATAGAACGCTCGGAGTGAAACATGGCTTATGACACGGTTACGGCACCTGCGGCGGGCACGGTGCTTCCGGTCGACACGATCGGCACCACGAAATTCCCGCGAGAGAAGGTGGCGTTCGGCGCTGAGGGGTTCGCCTCGGATGTGTCCGATTCCAATCCCTTGCCGGTCGGCGGCACGACGCTGCTAGCGGCTTTGGCATTGGTTGCTCCGTCCACCAACGCATTCTCGATCACGCCGCACGACACCAACGCGCTTTCGATCATCCCGCGCGCGATCGTGGCGCAGGTCGCGGGCAATGTCACGCTCAGGACCAGCGGCTCGTCCGCTGATGTCGTGGTTTCGGCGGTGGCGGGCGTGCCGCTTCCGCTTCGTGTTCAATATGTCCGGGCGACGGGAACCACCGCCACCGGCATCGTCGGCTTCGCATAGGGGGAATATATGTCTGTAACACGCCTTCCGGCAGGCCTGAGCACCAGGAAAGCCACCGATCCGTTTGGGGCCTATACGCACCCCGATGAAACCGATCAGCATCTCTATTTCAATGATTTCAACACCTACACGTCCGGCGACTGGACGATTACCGTGGTGGGAACTTCGACGCCGGCTCTTGTCGCAGGTGACGGGGGTCAGCTTGGCATCACGACCTCGGCCACCTCGGGCGATTCGGCCTTCCTTCAGAAGACGATCGCATCGTTCACATTCGAGACGACCAAGCCGGCGTGGTTTGCATCGCGCTTCAAGGTTTCGACCCTGGCTACGACCGCCGTCGTGGGGTTGCAGGTGATCGACACCACACCGCTCGACGTCACGGACGGGATCTACTTCCTGACGACGACGGCGACGGGCGCCATTACCGGCATCGTCCGCAAGAATGCGACGACCGGCAGCTCGTCGGTAGCGGTTGGCTCGCTGGTGGCGGATACCTTCACCGAACTGGCCTGGTATTGGGACGGCAAGGATACGGTCAACTTCTATCAGGACCGCGTACAGAAGGGCTCGATTACGGGCGTGGCGGCAAGCTATCTGCCGGATACCACGACGACCGTTTCCTTCGGCATCCAGACGGATTCGGCCAACGCTCGAACGATGACGGTTGATTACTTCCTCGCGGCAAAATCGAGGCGCTAGAGATGAGTGGCCGCAGCCATGACATCTCAGCCGCCTATGACGCAGTGGCGGTGACGCCAAGCGATTCGACGGTCATTCGGACGACAAGGAGCCTTTATGTGGGAGTTTCTGGGGACGTTGCTGTCACAATGGCCTCCGGAGCAACCGTCACCTATAAGTCCGCCCCCATCGGGATCCTTCCTGTCCAGGTTAGCAAGGTTCTTTCGACAGGCACTGCGGCGACTAACCTTCTGGCGCTCTACTAATGGCTAACGCGATCTGCATGCGGACTGGCTTCAAGGTCAAGCTGTCGAACATCGTGCGGCAATGGGACGGTTTGTTGGTGGACCGCAGGTTCGCCGATCACCGTCATCCGCAGGAGTTCGTGCGCGGTGTGCGGGATGATCAATCATTGCCGTTTGCAAGCCCGGAAAGTCCGGACGTCTTCATTGGTCCGGGGGACGTCACAGCGGACGATCTTTGATGGAAGGCCGAATCGAGGGGCGCATGTCTGCCGACCGCAAATCCTACGAGATCACGGTTGCGGGGCAGGTACGCAGGACGATCCCGATCGAGGAGGCGAGAGCGGACGCAAGGCTTGCCGTGACGATCGAGCGTAACGGGTGGGAGAAGGTGGATGCTTCTTGATCTTCTCGCGCTCGACATCCTTGGCGCCGGCACCGACCACACCGGACTTTCCGGTCGGTCCTCATTCTCGCTGGTCGCTAATGAGATCATCCGCAAGGCACTGAGCATAATTGGCGTTGGCTCGGAGGGCGAGGCGATCACTGCCGACATGTATGCGCGTGGGATGGAATCGCTCAATCTGCTGATCAAGACATGGGGGACGATCGAGCATCTTTGGGCGCGTGAGCAGCGGACGCTCAACCTTGTCGGGGGGCAAGCGGCCTATCCGCTCAATCCCAAGCCGCTGCGGGTGCTTTCGGCGCGCCGAGGCCTCTTATCGGGTGGCTATGAGACGCCCATGTTCATGTGGTCGCGCTCGGAATATCTTGACCAGCCTAACAAGATGACATCGCTGTCCACGCCGGTCAATTTCTATTATGACGCGCAGCGCGCCAGCGGCACACTTTACCTGTGGCCGGCGCCATCGGTTCAGGTGGCATCGCAATTCATTGTGACGCTCGATGTCGTGCGGACGCTCGACGACATGATCAATTCCAATGACGGCGCCGATTTTCCGCAGGAATGGCTTCAGGCGATCATCTGGAACCTCGCGGATGACATGCAGACCGAATATCCCGTTAACGATCAGAGACTGGCTGCCAAGATCGAGACCAAGGCCGCGATGCTGCTAGGTCAGTTGCGTGGCTTCGATCAGGAGACCAGTTCGCTCTATCTCCAGCCTGATGATCACTGGGGACGGCGGCATTAGATGCCAGACATCCAAACACTTATGGGCATAAATCCGCCCGATCTTTCAGGGCAGTTTAACACTCAACTTAGTTCGGAAGACGAGGCAGCTTTCCAGAAATGGCTGCGCTTGCTTCCTGCAAGGCTACAAAGCGTCTCAGACTATGATCTGCGCGGCGCGTGGAAAAACAACGCGAAAGAAGCCGCGAACGGGCATCTTCCTGACACATGGAAGAAGCCAAACCATCCAACATTTTCGCGGGAGAGCGTTTACAGCAATGCGCAGAATGGCATTGGCGGTCAATGGACTGATGGTAGCCCACAAACTCAAAACGATGCCCAAAAAAACTGGGTTTATTGGGCATCACCAGCGAATGCGCGCTATCGAGCACCTGCAACTCTAGCTGATTATTTCGCTCGGGTGGAACCAAACAGCACCGTCGTGCTCCCAATTAATTATGACTTGGGTAAAAGATAGTGTCCAAGACCAAGCCAGCCCTTCAATACAGCCAGGGGCGTTCACTGCCATGGAGTGGCGCCAAGGTCGTCAACTGCTTCGCTGAAAAGGCAGATGGAGACCGCGAGGACGATCTTGCGATCATGGCGACGCCAGGCCTTGACAGGTTTGCCGTGCTTGGCTCCGACCCAGTACGCGGCTCGACGTTCATGGGCGACAAAATTTACGCGGTGGCCGGGACAAGTCTTTATTCGATCGACCAAAACGGTTCGGTTTCGCTTCTCGGGAGCGTTCCGGGCCTTGGTCCGGTCAAGATGGCGAATAATGGGACCGAGGTCGCGATCGCAGCCGATCCCAATGGCTATGTCTATTCCGGCGGCACGGTGCACAGCTCGGAGGATCTGCCCGAGGTTATCGATGTTGCCTATATCGACAGCTATTTCGTATGGGTGATCAGAAACTCCGACCAGTGCATTTATTCCGGGATTGCGGACGGGCTATCCTACGACCTCCTCGACGTGTTCACGGCGGAGGGATCGCCAGATCGCCTGATAGGCATCGTCAACGATCACCGCGAGCTGCAGCTTTATGGCGGGGCTACGATTGAGGTGTTTTACAATGCCGGCGGCGCGGACAATGTGTTCGAGCGGCAGGGAAACGCCTTTATCGAACGCGGCTGCTTCGATCGGGACAGCATCGTCAAGATCGACAACAGCGTGCACTTCGTCGGCGACGACAGGACCGTCTATAGACTCGACGGCTACACGCCTATTCGCATATCAACTCATGCGATCGAATATCAGTTGCGCAATGCGACCTATATGCGTGCCTTCACCTATGCCCAGGAGGGCCACAAATTCTATTGCATTTCAACCGGCCAAGGCACGTTCTGCTACGACATGGCGACGGGCGCATGGCATGAGCGCAAAAGCTGGCAGACGATCAACTGGCGGGTGGGCGGGGCCGTCACGGCATGGAACCGGACAATCCTTTCCGATGCCTATACCGGCATCCTCTACACGCCCAATCTCGACAGCCACACCGAGGACGGCGACCCTATCGCCATGGAGGTGGAATTACCTCAAATCGGGGCTGGGCGCTCGCGGGTGACGATGTACGGCTTTGAGGTTTATTGCGAAACCGGCGTCGGGCTGAATGACGGGCAGGGCTCTGATCCCAAGATCATGCTTCGCTATTCCGACGATGGTGGCCGGACATGGTCTAACGAGTTGTGGCGCTCGCTTGGGCGGATCGGCCAATACCGCACGCGGGCTATCTGGCGGACATTGGGACAATTTCGGGTGCGAACGATGCGGCTGACGATCACCGATCCCGTAAGGCGGCTGATCATGAGCTATTATGCTGATTGCCGATAGATATGACCTTCACGATCAATCCGCCGAATACGCCGATGGTGGACGGTGCTGGCCGCCCGACTGCTGAATATTATCGCTTCTTCGCGCAATTGCAGCGCAATGCGTCAACTGACATCTCGGGTTCGCTGGCTGGCGCGCCGTTTCTGACTTTCGCGACATCACCAGTCCTGACCGGCGAGCGCGTTCTGACCGGCGGAGCCGGCCTGACGGCCAATGTCGGCCCCAGCTTCGTGACGATGGATCTGGACGATACCGCAGTGACGCCTGGGACCTATGGCGGCTCTGCGGTGCAACTGACGGTCGATCAGCAGGGACGAATCACGGCAATATCGTCGATCACTCTCGACAGCGACGCCATTCCAGAGGGTACGGTCAATCTCTATTTCACCAATAGCAGGGCGCGATCCGCGCTCTCTGGAAGTACTGGGATAAGCTATAACAGCAGCACTGGCGCGATTGCGCTTGCCAATACCGCCGTGACGGCTGCAAGCTATGGTTCTGCATCTGCCTTCCCAACATTCACCGTCGATGCGCAAGGGCGATTGACCGCCGCCTCCACGCTACCTCTCTCGGCAGCGAAGTTCGACCATTATGCGACTGTGGGCAATAGCGGCACGACGGAAACCGATCTTTATTCAGACACGATCGCAGCCGGACAATTAGGTGCGAATGGCGACAAGCTCGAAGCCAATTATGGGGGAACGTTCGTCTCGTCAGGAACCGCCACAAGGCAGATCAAGGTTTATTTCGCTGGCACCGCCATCCTCGATACTGGCGCGCTTACGCTGAGCTTATCTTCGGCATGGGTTGTTCGCGCGTCTCTTATCCGCGTTTCATCGTCTGTCGTGCGCTATATGGCATCCCTGGAGACGGAAGGAGCGGCGCTGGCGGCCTATACGTCCGTGGGCGAACTGACAGGGCTGACACTGTCGGGGACAAATATTCTCAAGATCACTGGCACGGCGGCGGGAACAGGGGCGGCATCCAATGATATTTCCGCGCTCATGGGGGCGGTGGTCTTCAGGCCAGCCGCATGATGCTTTGACCTTGGCGCATTTCGTGATAATGAATGCGGGGGTGCGACACGCATCGGCGGCAGGATCGGGCCGCTTCCCATAGCCAGACGATCGCTCAGCGGATGAACTGGCTTGCGGCATTTCCAGAAAATCGCGGAAGGCGTCGATGTCATTCCCATCCTCAACGCGCTTTCTGCGCGGGAGGAGTTGTGGAACGAGAATGACTTGAGATCCACGCATCCCGCCAGCCCGCACGGCGCGGTCGATGATATCTGGGTGTTTTTCAACGATCCGTCCAATGCGGAATCGGTCGTCAATGACCTTGATGTGGTCTCATATCGCGGTTGGCGTGAACTTCCTCAATTGAGGCCGCTGGTGTTCGATATCATGCGCCGCGTCGAAGCGGTAAAGCTAGGGCGAGTGATCATCACGCGCCTGCCTCCAGGCAAGGAAATCCCACCCCATATCGACCAGGGCGCTCCGGCGACATATTTCACGCGCTACATGCTCGCGCTGCAATGCCTGCCCGGCGCCATCTTCAAGATTGGAGAGGAGGTGATCAACTTCCGCATGGGCGAGTGGTGGATGATCGACAATCGAACCGAACACAGCGTCGTCAACAACAGCGCGGACGATCGCATCGTTCTCATCGTGGATTTGAGGCTGGAATGACACTGACCGCCACACCGGAACCTTTCGCGCCCTTCCTTGAAGAAGTGGCCCCCTTGCTTCCGCGCCATTATCTGGAACTGGCGCTCGACCAGGATCATGTCCCGCTCGATCCCTGCTTCGAAGAATATCACCGGCTCGACGCCTTGGGGCGCATTCTTGTCGTCACCTTGCGCGAAAAAGGCGAGCTGGCCGGCTATTTCGTCGGTTTCATTGGGCCGGCGCTGCATTACCGCACGCTCCTGCAGCTGAGCCTCGATATCTTCTGGGTAGCCCCGGAGCATCGCGGCAAGATGGGCGGGTTCATCCTGTTCAAGGCGGTTGAACGTGAGGCGCGCAGACGCGGCGTCGGGCGCTTCTTTGTCGGCTCCAAACTCCATAAGGATGCGTCATGGCTGTTCGAGAAGCTCGGCTATACCGAGGTTGAGCGCTATTATTCCAAGACATTTTTCGAAGAGGCCCACATCATGCAGGCGGCTGAATAATGGTCGGCGTAGCTATCGCAGGCGCTGCGGTTGTAGGCGCGGGCTCTTCGATGATTGCCGGGAGCAAGGCCGCCAAGGCACAGAAGCAGGCGGCGCAGACGGCAGCGGACGCATCCAATCAGGCGACACAAGCTCAGGTTGAGGAGGCCCGGCGTCAATATGACCTGACGCGCTCCGATTACGCTCCGCAGCGTGCGGTCGGGCAAAGCGCGCTCTACAAACTTGCTGACATGTACGGCGTATCACGGCCCGAAGACACCTCGATCTATGCATCAGGGATGCCGGGGGGCACAGCCACAACGATTCCGGAGAAATTTCCAGCGCTGCCGCCGGGTGTTCCCAGTGGGCGCTATTTCCCAGCCTCGCTTTACGATTCTACATTGTCGAAGATGCCCGGCTACCAACCGGCGACAACTACGCATGAGGCACCGATCGCGATGACGCCCGGATATGGCGGGTATGAGGAATCGCCGGGCTATCAGTGGCAGCTTGACCAAGGATTGCAGGCGATCGATCGTCAAAATGCGGCACGCGGCATTCTCAACAGCGGCGGCGCCGACAAGGCACGGATGCGTTATGCCACAGGTCTCGCGTCGGGAGATTATGAGACTTTCGCCAATCGGCTCGCGGCCTTGGCTGGCGTCGGGCAGACGGCAACGGCTGGGACCGCTGCTGCTGGAGCAAGTTCTAGTGGCCAGATCATCAACGCCTATGGCCAGAACGCGCAGAACATCGGGAATGCCGCAACCGCAGCCGGCAACGCGCGCGCGTCGTCCTATGCCAATACCGGAGCGAGCATTAGCGGCACGGCGAGCAATCTCGCGGGCATGTACATGATGAGCAATGGCGGTTTTGGTTCGCCCAAATATTACGGCGTATCCGGTTCTGACGGGATCTACTGATGGCTAGCAACCCTTGGGAAATATTGGCCAACGCGCGGGCGCAGACGAACCAGTTGCCTGAGCTTTATATGCAGATGCGACATCAGCGGCTGTCCGATATGTATCAGGCCAAGCAGATGGAGCGCCAGGACAAGCTCGACGAGCGCGCCGACAAGGACTATCAACGTGGCGAACAGGTGCGAAGCGGGCTGACGTCGGCTTACGACCCGTCAACCGGCCAGATCGATCCTACCAAGGCCCGCGCAGCCTATGTTGGGGCGGGCGATGTCGAAGGCGCGATGAAATTCGACGACGCTGAGTTGGCGCGCAAGCAGAATGAACTCAAGACCTATCAGACGATCAATGAATATGCGTTGCAGCAACTCGGCGGCGTGCGGGATCAGGCGAGTTATGACGCGGCGCGGGCGAATGTGAAGATGATGTTCGACCAATATGGGCATGGCATGCATTTTCCGCAGCTTCCTGATGTTTACGATCCGACCGCAATCCATAAGCTCCAGATGGGCGCGCTTTCCGGCAAAGAGCAGCTTCAGATGCAGATGGAGGAACTGAAGGCGGCAGAGCAGCAACGCCATAACCAGGCCACGGAAGCGACTTCAGCGGGCAATCTTGCACTCAGCAGAAAGCGCGAAGAGCGCTTGACAAAATGGGGGCCGCAGCCGCTCATAGGTGTGATGGGCAACATCCCTTCGAGCACAGATGATTTGAATTACTGATGGCGCAGCCCAACCCCACAACGACCGTCACCAATCCAAGGATCGCGAAGCTAATCGAGCTTGAGGTTTCTGGACGCATCAAACCCGAACATCAGTTGGAGCTGGATACGTACCGCGCCCAAGGACTTGCGCCAAAGAAATCGAGCGGCAATTCGCTTACCGAATACCAAGGCAAGTCGACTGGATTTTATGAGCGGGCGATTGGTGCCGATAGGGATTTTCTTGCAGCAGGAGCGGGCGGTGACCCGGTCGGCGTTGCCGGCGACGCTGCGCGGGCAGTCCTCCCCGCAAACGTCGTTAACTCCTTTACATCTCCTGAGCGTCAGAAAGCACAGCAGGCTAAGGAGGACTGGATCAGGGCCTCGCTTCGGTATGAATCAGGGGCAGCGATTTCCCCTGCTGAATTCGAGGGGCAGGATAAGATATTCTTTCCTCAAACCGGCGACAGTCCCGAGACGATTGCACAGAAAGCCAAGGCGCGCCAGCGCGTGGCGGAAAGCCTGAAGGTCGCGGCTGGTCCTGGCGCAGCGGATAAGGGATTGTCCGCCAACGCACCGCTCGATCCATTGGCTCAGGGAGATATCGGCTTCAACCAGGGCGATCCCGGCAACACGATTGTTTCGCCAGAGGCGATTGCTTTTCAGCAGGATCTTCAAAAACGTGTCAATGCGCGCGAGTTCAAGTCCCCTGAAGAGATTATTGCTTATGGGAAGGGCAAGGGCTTCAACATCGACGCCAAGGACGCACAGGCAGCGATCGATTATTTCTCCAAAGGGGGGCGGGATACGGTTGAGGTTGCTACTCCGGTAGAAGCTGGTTCGCGCGAGGCGGCTAAACGCGCCGAAGAAGCGGTTGCAAATCAACCAGGCGGCGCCGGGACGGCGTTTATGCACGGCGCGGCGGATACCGTTATGTTTGGCCTGAATGATGAATTCGGAGCAGGCGTTCGCGCGCTCACGTCAGACAAGCCGACAACTTATGAGGACGAGCTTAAGCTTACACGCGCCGTAAAGGATGCCGAAGCACAGCAACATCCATGGACTTATACCGGAGGCCAATTGACTGGTGCCTCCATAATTCCATTTGGCGGCAGCGCTCGCACCCCTGCTGAAATGGCGAAAGTGGGCGGAGGAATGGGAGCGCTATACGGCCTTGGCTCAGGCACCGATCTGGAAAGCCGGCTTTCGGCAGGCGCAAAGGGCGGCGTGTTTGGTGCCGGACTGGGCTACGGTTTTGGGAAATTGGCTGATCGGTACATTAATCGTACGCCCCCGATTCCGCCGTCTGGCGGCGGGCGTGTCCAAGAGGCTTCTGACATTCTTCAGGCGAGCAATGATCTTCGTGTTCCTGTCATGCCAGCTGATGCTGGCGGCCCAACAACTAGACTATTGACGGCGGGCGCAGCAGCAACGCCGGGAGGCGTTCAGCCAATCGTGTCTGCGGCACGAAATGTGCAGGCCAAGGGAGGTGAGGCGCTGGATCGCATGGCGTCGGCGGAGGGGAATGTACTGAACAAGGAGGCCGCTGGAGACGCTGTTCGCGAAGGCGCGCTTGCCTACAGAAATAGCAGCCGAACCGAGATTGGCAAGGAATACACTCGCGCAGCGGCGCTGGCCGGCGATACGCGCGTTGCGCCGAACGGGGCTTTGGCCAATCTGGATAAGAATATCGCTGAATTGAGCGAGGTTCCGGGAGGCGCGGATGGCCTTGCCGTTCTTCAATCACTGCGGGAGGATCTTGCGGCGCGTGGCACTATCAGCGTTGACGGTATTCGCGGCATGCGGACCCAGTTGCGCCAGAAGTTCATTAAGGATGGCTTGCGTGGGTCAGATCTGGAACGGCGGGTGAATGGCGCCATCGATGCCGCAAGCGAGGATTTGGTTACCTCTCTACGCACACAAGGCAAGGCCGAGGCGGCAAATGCATATACCAAGGCCGATCGCGAATGGGCTGACCGGGTAAAAAATCTCGATGATGTCATCATGCCAATCATAGGAAAGAAGGGCGAGAAAAGCGGTGAGCAGATTGTGGATGGCCTCAATGCTGCCGCCAAGGGGAATAATGCGCGTCTAGACAAGCTTTTCGCCGTCCTCCCAGAGGATGTAGCTGGCGACGCGCGCGCAACGTTGATCAATCAGCTTGGCCGCGCGAAGAGTGGTGCACAGAATGCTGACGGGAGCGCTTTCTCCTTCGATACGTTCCTAACCAACTGGAATTCAATTGGGGCGAGTGCAAAGAATACGATCTTTCGGGGCGAAAGCCGCAAAGCGATCGACCAGCTCGCGCTTTTGGCTGAAAAATCCAAGGCGGCAGGCCGCTATCGCAACGCTTCAAATACCGGCCTGGCGATCATGTCATCGGCCACAGCCGGGACTGCATTTGCCAGTATGGCAACGCTCGGTAAGGTGCTGGCTGGTCAATATATTGCTGGCCGCGTGCTCGCGTCTCCCCATGTGGCCAAGGCCATTCTCAACATTGCCAAGGCGAATAATCCGGCGGCTTCGATTGCCAGGATCGAGAGGCTAACCTCCATTGCGACGAAAGATCCTACCATTCGCAATGAAGTCATTCAGCTTCAGCAAAAGCTTATGGCCGCTGTAAACGATAATGTAGTCAAGACCGGCAGTGCCGCCGCTTCACCAGATGAGCGGCCAGGCGAACAATAGTGCAGCAAGCGCGGTTTTGCGCCCTATCGCATACGCGCTTCCGAATATGACGAGCGCCTGCCAAATCCTCAAGGCGCTACACAATCAAAGCGAACAGCGTTGGTGAGAATGTCGCGGCTCGAAACGCGCGGGATCTTGTCGAACTTTTTGCAATGCTCTGTCATCATCGCATAGGCTCGATCGTTTCCGAGGCTGCCTGATTTGTTGATCACGCCACCGGTTTCATTGGCGAAGCTGAGGCGCGGGGCGCAGCCTGTCAGGGCTAGCGCTATCAATATGACTGATCGCATCATGGCCTGAATAGCACGCTTTCATTCCAGCGCCAAGCATGCTAGAAAAGCCCCTGACAGCGCTATGAGCGTCAAGCGGTAGTGGGCCGCGTCATCCAGACAACCACATTCATCATCATGAATGCGCGGGGACTGGATGGCATCGCTGTTCGACACAGGTATATTCAGCATCGAAGGCATCAACGGCGAGGTTTTGCCGGGTGCCAAGCTTGAGTGGTTCGCGGCCGGCAGTTCGTTGCCGCTGGCGACATATTCCGACGCCAATCTAACCATCCCCAATCCCAACCCGGTGGTGGCCGATGCGAGCGGACGGTTCCCCGAAATATATCTCCAACTTCTGCCTTACAAATATGTTCTCTCCACGTCTCAGGGCGTGGTGCTGGTGACACGCGATTATTTCTCACCGGGGACCGACACCGTCGCGCTGACGCGCCTTGCGCTTGCGGAATTGCCCGTTCGCTCTGCCGGTCAGAAAGCTGATCTTGTCGAGGGGGGAAGGGCCGGACGTTTCACGTCGTTCGTCGGCACTCCGCCGTCCGATCCATTGCAGGGCATCTATATCCAGTCGCTCACTGACGGTTTTTATTGGGCGCGTGATTGGGACGGCATCAACGGCTATCCGGAGTGGTTCTACGACAATAGCGGGGATTGGCTGGCTGCCCTCAACGCATGCGAGACGCTTTGCCCTGTCATTCATCTAGGTGCGAAAGATTATTCGATCTCGGCCACTTGGGCCATCCAGACGGAAAATCGTACAGTTAAGGGATCGAGCCGCTTCAACCGCGCCTCCGGAACCGGAACGCGCATCACGATGGCTTCCGCCACCGCCAATATCGTCAAGGTTGGATACGACACCCAGCCTGCCGGAGCGGTAGAGCAGGACCAGCTTCAGGGCGGCTTTCTCAAGAATGTAACGCTACAGGATCTTGCAATCTGGCGGACGGTCGCTCCGTCGCCGTGGGGAACGATCAACGACGAGGATACGGTCGGCAGCGGTCTTCGCGTTCAATATGTCCTGAAATGCAGGTTCAGCAATCTTCTCATTCAGAACAGCGCGTGCGGCGTCTATGCCGGTGCTACCATCTACACGAAATTCGATGATGTCGAGGCGCGGATAGACAGCCCGACGACTGCCGGCAATTACGATACGTGCCGGGGATGGTTTCTCGATGGCAACCGCACCTTCGGCTATGCGGGCGGCAACGCCAGCATTTACCTGAACCGTTGCGTTGGTGTCGCCAACCGGAAAAGCGGCAGCACGACCGATGGAAACATCCCGATCGCGCTTTTGATGAAGGGGGCGTTTGTCGACACCTTTGTCCGGGATTTCGAGGTGGCGGGGACAAGCAAGGGAATTGTCCTGAGCGCTCCTGGCTTAACCTACCCGTCATCAGTCGATGTCCATATCGATCACCCCATTGTCGACCAATGCGACACGGTCGGGATCGAGGTTGGCGACATCAACGCCGGGGCCGCCATCGAGATTATCGCCCCTTACGTAGCATCAAATGGCTCGGCCTCTTATGGGGTCAGCATCTTCAACGGCTCCGGTGTGACGCTTCTGGGAGGGCAGCTGCACGGGCATTGGAGCGGCGGCGCCGGGCTTCAGCTCACGGACATGGGCAATGTCGTCGTTCATGGTACGAAACTACTCAATTGCATCAACGGTGTCGTGATTAATAATTCGCAGGGCTGTGAAGTCGCTCCTCAGTTCATTCAAAGCCAGGCGCTTACGGCGCCAGTAGCCGTTTCCATCCAGGACAGTAATCGATGCCGGGTCATCCCGTACATCGCCGTCTCGGGCGGCGGCGTATTTACCTATGGCATCAATCTGGTGAGCGGCAATACCAATCTATTATTGGACGTATCTGGGATTGCGGATGGAGCAACCACCGATCGCATCCGGAGTGGGGGAAGTGGCGGATCGGCCATCGCCACGCAAGGGAATGTGTCTGGGCACGTCATCATCAATCCAGGCCAGGGGGCGATGCTGTGATGTCAGCTTTCGTAATCTAACAGGGAGAACTGCCATGCCATCAACCGGACGACCGCCGAGCAGCCGGTCAAAGCCCAAGCCGACGAAGCCGACGGCCCCTGTAAAGCCGTCCAAGGA